ATCGGCAATAGATTCTATTACCTCTTCGTTATCAGAAAGACTCGGAATTAATTCATCTGCAAGTTCTTTAGCAAATTCTTCAGCTTCACCATACATGATATAATCAGCAACGGTGTCTGGAGTTAATTCAGCAGGATCAATACCCTCGTCTTTAAGCTCTTGGAAAGCTTCTTGGAAAGCTTCCGGAGGGAGGTCAAGAGTCTCCTGCAATTCTTCAAATCTTTGAACGAGTTCCTGTTGGGACTGCTCTTTCTCCGATTTTTCCGATGCAGACTCTTTCTGCTCTCTCAAATATTGTATTTCTTCTTGTAATCTTTGACTCTTTAATTGTTCAGGAGTCATATTTTGAATTCTCTGAACTTCTGGAATAATTTGTGCCATCATCTTTTCTTTAAAGACTGCAGGTTCTGTTCCAGATAATTCGGCTAAATAAGCCATAGCTCCGATTGCATCTCCATCTTTCAATTTGTCCCCAAATTCAGTTAAGAAGGCATTTACTTCTTCTTTCTCTGATTGAAAATCTTGATAAGATTTTTCAAATTCTTGTTTATCTTGATTTAAGTCAGTAAACTTCTTATCCCAAGGTTGTTGTCCGGCATAATTATCTAGTAAATCCTGTAGAGATACATCTACTTCTTCACCATCAACCGTATGTTTAAAGGTAGTTTCTTTAGAATACTCTTTGGTGATATTACCGAAGGTGCCCTGAATTTCTTTCTGTTCACCTTCTCCAACATACGCTTCTTCCTTTTCTTCCGCTTGTTCTGCAACTTCATCCGCTTTTGCTTGACCAATTTCATCATATTGTGATTTGTTTTCCTGTTCCGCTGTCTCTTCTTTATTCCCCTCTTTAATGAATGCCGTTGCTTCATTAGCTAAACTTCCTTCCGACTCATCAGAGGTTAAAGTATCTAATTCGTCAAATGTTATGGCACTCCCTTGTGGAGCTGCTGTTTCTGCCGTTAATTCTTGGTTACTCATTACTTTTCCTCCCGGTTTCTGTAATCTTCAAATTGTTCTGTACTATCTGCCCCCGGAATCATTCCGGTAACTTGATCTCCTCTATTAGCTTGTCCTTGGACTATTGCTTCCATATGCTCTTTGGATTGAGGTATCATCCCTGTAGGATAAACTGGAAACATAGGTAGAGTTGCTAGATGCGATTGAAATAAAGGATTAACTTTAGCTTTCTCAATCATAGCAAACTCGGTTAAAGCTATATGTTCTAACATTGCCTGTTGTTCTTTTATAGGTACTTCTTCTTTAAAAGCCCTACTCTGTACTGCTTTTGTATGTGTTCTCCAATGTAATATGTGGTCTTCAAAATCTTGTGGATCAGAAACTGCTCTTCCTGCAAGAAGATCTTCATTTTCTGATTCTGCACTTCTAACTGCAGCCGTGATTAAATTTGTCATTTTGTCAGTATTACCTATATCTAGAAGATCTATCCATCTTTCATTAGATAAGAGATCAGGTTTTAATTGCATAATTTCAATTATACGTTGTAGTCTTCCAGCTTTGGATTCTGGAAGTCCTGTCCCAACTTCTATTCGTATATCATAATTTTTACTTAAGTTAGCACTATCAAAATGTCTTAAGGCAAACTTATTATCTGTACCTAAAATACGAAGCATACGTCCATCATCTATTTGATAGTAATCTCCGCAAACTGCTAATGTTTTTTCAGCTACTGCTTGAATTAAATGATTATGTTTTGCTACATCTGAATTTGCTCTTTCCTGTTCTTGTTCATTTAAGAATTGTAGAGCAACTGCAGCAGTTATTCCTTTTGGTGGATTTCCTCGTGATACTCCCTGTACTCCATATACTTGTCCCATTTCTTGTACAAGCATTTCTCTAAAATTGTATGCCTCTGGAGGGTTAGGTTGTGTCTGTATTAGTTGAGGGGGAACTGGACCTTGATACTGTACAATAGTACTATCATTACCTAGAGCTTCTATTTTACAAGCTCCTCTAGGCATTACCCATTTTGCATGTCCAGTGAGATAAATATTTTTAGCTAAAAGGGTAGAAAGGTTATTATGCATATTTTGAATAGGACGTACCATATCATATCCAGAGGCACCATTTAATTGATCAGGGACATCTATATCTGTCAACCTTTCAAAAGGAAGATTCCCATGAGAATAAGGAAGAGGAGTTTTATCTAAAATAGCTTCCTTAACAAACTTAGCATATAATCCTCCCGGAACTAATTCTGTATTCTTATGATACAATTCATATACTAAAGTTTGATCTTCTAATACTCTATCTGTTAGTTGTTCTATTTCTACAGATTTTAAATTTCTATCAGATTGAAATTTTTTACTATATTTAGGATATTTTTTCTTTAAATCTTCTGTAGCAACTGTAGATACCTTTATACAATAATCTACATCGTTAAAATCCGTCTTTCTTTGAAGAAGAACCTTCCAAGGAGGAAGAATTTCATATTTAATATCTCCAATACGTACTTCTTTCTTAATTTGTTTAGGTACTCCATGATCATCGAATTGAGATTCTCCTTGAGAATTCATTAATTCAATTACTGCTCCCATATCTCTAGCTTGAACATATGCAGGATGTAGATCTCCTTTTTCTGTATCCCATTCGATAAAGAGATAAGATTCTCCAAAAATACGACATTGTCTTTGCATCTTTCTAAGAAGGTCATCAATATCATTATTATTCCATATATGATTAATAAGAGATTTACAAGCGGAAGCTGCATTCTTATCATCATAATCATCATTAGTGGGTAGTACTTCTACAGAGGGTTTAATTCTGCACATTTGAGATACTTTAGTTTCTGTAATATCATGTAAATGATTAACTACAAACTTATTAGTCTGATTTAGGTATAATTGACTTTCAGATCGGGATCTATGAGAAGTCTTTCCTAAATTAGTGACTCCTCTATAAGCTTCTAGATTCTTCTTATGTTCAGTATGTCTAGTAGTAGCTTGATTTTCTAGAGCTTCGGCAGTATTTTTCAACCAATCTAGCAGATCTTTGGTCTTTTTATTAATTACAGTATGAAGAGGTTTTAAACTTGCACCTGAACCCGTGGATTCAGCTATATCGTCGAATAAACTCATTACACCATCCTAAAAAAATCTTCGTTATCTTCTTTTTGTTCGTTATTTACTTCTTCTAATTCTTCTGTATTTGTAAAAGACTCATCTACAGGCATGAATTGTACTGTATGGGTAGCTTTTTCTGTAGACTTTGCTAAAATACAGGCATACAGAGCTAATGCTACACTAAAAAAAGAGAAAATGCAAGTAAAAAGTGCTAATATTACAAAATAATTCATTATTCCTCCCAAGGGATGATATTCCAAGTCCAATCATTGTCACTATGGAAGTTAGTATAATCTTCTTTTAAGGAGTACCCTCTACGTTCATCTCCGGTCTTTTGTCTAAGGATTTCAAGTACTTCCAACATATTATAGTTTGCAGAAGCATTCAAATATCTATAACAATCTATTAGATGGTCGTCTTTTTTAGGTATATCTCCTCTATCATTTTTAGCATATCTTTTAATTTCCCATGCTAATTTAACACATCTATCTGATATTGCTACTAGATTATGTATCATTTGATCCTTTATTAAAGATAATCCATGATCTTTTTTGTTTAAGTGTTTTGCTGTTGGCATGAAATATACGTTGTATTGGTTTAAAAGTTCCGTTGCAAACCATGCTGCTGCTTCATCATAGGTCTTAATCCAATCATCCTCTATACTTGAATTAGGATAGAATTCTTCCATTTTTGCTCTAATTCTGGGGAAAATACGTCTAATTGTAGTGTTTTCTTGTCTCTGCTCATAAATTTCATCCAAAATATAGAGTTTTTTGGTATAGGGGTTAATACATCCAAATAGTACGGCAAAACAGGTAGTTGAGCCGGGATCTGCCACACAGAACCAATCTAACTTTTTTAAATCATATTTGATCTCCTGTATTAATAGGGAATGTTTAGATAGGTTGTCGTCAGAAAACATTGGAAAAATTGCATTTGCCCCTCCAACAACTACTTTTCCAAAGTATTCCCTTTGGACGACATCTTCTTCACCTCTCGCCTTGAGCTTCTCGATCTCACGGTCAATCTCTTCTTTTGGTGTGAAAGGGTTGTCATAAGACGAAGCAAGAATGTGACTACAATCATCACGATTAATACACTCATCAGCAAAATCCATGTATTGGTCTGCATTTCTATCTCCGGGTTTAGGGGGCGTACCAATTATTACTAATGGGGCTTTTCTAACTATTCTGTTAGGATTCATCTCATTATGAAATTGTGGATGAAAGACTTTAAATTCGTCATATACTACAAAATCTGGTGTAAGTCCGTTGGCTGCTGCCCAGTTTTCAGACCCAACTATCTTCATAGTAGATCCATTTTTAAAAGTAACACGAGAATCCACATTACTTATATGTTTTATATATTTACGTAAAGGTTCTTTTCCTCCGGGAGTTATACGTCCCATACTATCTCTTTCTCTAGCAAATTGCTGAAGTCGAGAGTTATGCCATATAATCTCTCTACCATGAGAGAGTTCTGGAGTAATATAGTAACATGTAGATCCGGGATGGAGGAGAGCATGTCTCCAAAGAAGGTAAACTGCAAAATCCGTTTTCCCCCACTTACGTCCACACTGGACGAAGAGAACAGATGCTTTACCATTGATTAAAGACTTCCCAACTTTTAGTTGTCCAGAGTGGGGTTGCCAAAATTTGTGTAAATCATCTATTATCTGTAAATAGAGTTTATCTTCCTTGGAGAGTTCTATCATTAACGAATTATCCCTCTTAGTAAAGGACATCCAGATAAATAACCTAATTTCCGACCATAATTATTTGATACTCTAGTTTTAGATTTTATTAGATCTTTAGAACATTTTAAATTTGTAATGTATGATACAAAACCTTTCTCTACACAAGCTCTTCCTTGACACCAGAATTCCTTTGCCGCCTTAGCTTTATACTCTTCATAAGTATATCCCATTCTTTCAGCATTGTTTTTTTCCATTTTTGTTACAATACTCTTCCATAAACCTAACCTAGATTCTACTTCTCCGTCATTAAAATATCCTTGAAATCCTCCTCTAGCTCTATGAATCATTGAAATACCAAATTCAGTAGTATAACGTAAAAAGCAATTTTGTAAAATACCATGTGCCATAGAAGCTGCATACATAGAAATACAAATCACTTTTTTCTTTAAAGTTCTCATGGTGGCAATAATAGAATTTCCTGCCATTATACTACCCCCTCCGGAATCTAATACTAGAAATATTACATCTCCGGCAGGACTAGCATCCTTCTCTAATAATTTATTAGATATATAGGTAGCTTTATTCCAATTAATTGCTCCACGAAGAGTAACTGTATTATACTTTTCTAAAATTGTTGTAGGGACAGTCTTAGGAGTTGCTTCCCCCTTTGCTACTCCCACTACTGCTAGGAATACTAGGATCACTCCTATCGATGTCAGTAGACTCTTTACATTCTTTGTCATTTTTTACCTCCGTAAATGATCCATCTTCTATATAAAATGGATCGACTTTTAATTTTTCTCTTAATTCAATAATGGTGGTTGGTTTATGCTCAGCAATTATATCCGTAGGATTACCGTCATCAAGTCTCATTATCTTGTCAATCTCTGCTACAATATTTGTAAGCATTCTAGCTTCGTGTATTGTAGGGGCTTGTTGTCTAAACTTTAAATCCTTTATAGCTTTATCAATACAATCAAGGGAATTTCCGGTTAAAGAAGTAAGGACTGCCTTTTTATTCTCCGAGATCTCTCTCAGCAGCTCATTTCTCATTAAGTTTCTCTCTCCATCCCATTTTTTTGAATGGTAGAGGAGAGTCCGGTAATTTATCCCAGTTGAAGCAGCAATATCCTTTAAAGGCTTAAAATCCATATAAAGAACTTTTGCTTCCGTTAAATCGTATTTAGACTTGTTATTTCCCATCTTCCTTCTTAACCTTTTTATCCTCCACAAGTTCCGCAGGTTCTTCTGCCCGAGGGTCTTCCTCTGGTTTGTACTGCTTGTAGATCTTGTGACTGATGTCCATTAAGGTAGCTGCTCGGAGAATTCCATCCCCTGAAAAACTACCCTCCATGATAGTGTTGTTAGAAATGGCTGCCAGCTCGATAAGCTGGTTCTCCAGTTCCTTTACTTTTTTAGTTAATCTTGCTTCTCCGCTCATTGGTCCTCCCAAATAAAAAATGGCATAATTGCCTATTATCACAAATAATCTGCATCATTGCAGGTGACAACAATCTTATTAAATTCTCTTCTTTATCATTTACTGATCCTTCTACATTGAAAATGCTTTCACACTTATCATCTAAAGCTACATGTAATAATTCGTGTAATAAAGTTTCCTTCTCTACTTGGTCATTACTTTGTTTATAAATAATAATTGTTTTAGTAGATGCATCTGTTTTTCCAAAGCAACTATCTACTTCTTCTTCAGACCAGACTATGGTCCAATTATAAAATCCAGCTTTGAAAGAGTCAGGTTTTTTCATAACAAGTAGAATAACACAGAAAAGAAGAGGTGTCA